TCAAGCCGGGCGCACCGCGACCCACCCGGCGAAGTTCAGGTAACGCCAGAAGCAGTCCACCTCGGAGAACCCGCATTGGTGAAGAAGCTGCTCGTTCCACGCGGCAGTGACCGGGACAAGCACGCCTTCGAGCGAGAGTCGTTTGCGGTCGATCTCCTCCTGTGAATAGCCGTTCCCGCGTTTCATACCGTAGTAGAGATCGACCAACATGGCGTCGAGGTCGGCACTCGCACCCAGAACCTTCTCGACGAGAATCAAAGCGCCGCCAGGGATCAGCGCATTGAACGCCTCCCGGACGATTTTGAGCCTGTATTCGATGGGAGTGAACTGGAGAGTGAGCACCGAAAGGATTACGCTCGACCGATCCGGTGGAAACTGGTGGCGGAGGTCCATCTCCCGTATCGAAACCACCCCGCAGTCGATGTAGCCTTGGAAGCGTTTACGTGCCGCTTCGAGCATTGGCTGGCTGACCTCTACGCCGACAAACCGGTTGTATGCGCCAAACCGGGCCACGAGGGGAGAGAGGGCGTCACCACGCGAGCATCCGAGATCTACGATGGCGGTCTTCTCCCTGGCGAAGCGACTCGCAATATCGAAGACAGCATTCCGCATCACTTCATACTGCGGGATCGAGCGTCGAAGCATTTCTTCGAACACATCGGTGACCTCCGCGTTGAATTCCCATTTGTCCTGCGGCAGGTCGTGATCGCGGTTCTCGGGGGCGGAAGTCTCGGGCTGATCCATGCCCGAGGAGCGCTGTCAACGATCTGGCTCTATTTCGTCACTCGCAAAGTCGAGACGCGCTTGAGGCAGTTCTGACGGTAACTCCCGCAACAGTCGCCGGTGATCCCGTAGCGCCTTGGCGGTCTTGCTCACCCATACCGACGGAATCCCGAGCGTGGCATACACGTCGCGGGTCTTCGGATTGCTCTCGATCCCGTAATAGTCGCCCCGACCGTATTTCGGGAAAATCTTGGTGAGCAGGATACGCCGTTTGATTGCAGGCGGTGTCCGGATCATGCCGTCGTCGAAATACGCATCCATTGGCTGCCAGCCGGTGAGTTCCTCGATCCGGGCCATCGTCGGCTCCCTCCACCGGTCGGGCCGGGCCGTGATCAGGATGACTTTATGCGGGCGGAGCAAGCCCACGAGCCACTCCCGGTAAAGCTCAGTCTGCATTCGCTTGTGCATCGGCTCCGGATGGGTGCCGTGCGGGGCGGAGTTGGAAATCAGAGTGTAGTTGAGATCGAGGAGATAGATCACAGCTCCACCCCCAGTCGTTTCTCAAAGGCGGCTTTCGCTTCGGCAATCAAGCCCATCCGCGTGCCGTCCGGGTATGGAAGATCGAACTCAAACTCGATGGCCTCCCGGAGCCGTGCAACATCCACCGCCCTGGCGCTGGCACAGATCGCGGTGACGTTGTTGCTCATTTCCGCAACTTTAACAGAGCGGAAGAGGCCGATAAAGAGCGAGTGGAATTCTTTTTCCGTGTGGTATTTCTGCACCTTCGGTTTGTCCTGAAAATCCCCCAGCCGGATGCCCGATTCGTAGTCGAGGCGGAAGCAGATATTCCCGGCATTCGACTCGTTCATGAACGCCTTGCCCTGGACCTGCCGCCAGTTTTCCGGGCTGCACCATCCGGCCTTGAACCAGCACCAGTCTCCGGCCACGTCCTTCCAGACCACCGCCACGCGAATCGGACGCCGGATGCCGGTTTCCCGGCAGCGGAACTCAGCCCTGGCAATGCGGCCCTTTGCATCGAAGGTCAGTCGGTAAAGCCGGGTGCTCATGGGGACCTCCGGGCATCAAGCCAGTTTTCCAAGTCGGCCAGTGCCGCCCGGACGCATCCGCCGCTCCCGACCGCAATCTGTGCGGCGATCTTCGGATCAATGTCCCACCGCCCGACCAGGAACCCCGCGATTTCATCAGTGTCCGGAGCCCGAAGTTTGATCGCTTGGAACCGTGTCTGGAACCGCTCGGTGAGCAGGTCGAGTTGCAGGTTGCTCGTGCCGATGAACGCCCGGCCCGCCGGAAGCTTGTCGAGATAGGTCAGGAGCAAGTCCTGCGCGTCCCGCGAGCATCGGTCGAGTTCGTTCACGATCCGCACGGAGAAATCCCCGAACAGGCTGCCGTAGGCCAGCCCGCCCATCCATGCCTTTACGGTTTCGATCCCGACGAGTTTTCCGTTGAAATCCTCAACGGCGAACGGTGATCCCGCCAATTTCGCGGCGAGCATTTCGGCGATACTCGTTTTCCCAACCCCGGGGGGACCGTAGAGAAGCACCTTGATCGGATGCCGTCCGTTGTTCTTCACCGCCCCCGCTTTCGCCAGCAGGGATGCCGCGACCTCGCCCGCATGACCAATCAGGTCATCAGGCCCGGACGGACGCCATGCCAGCGGCGAAGGCATCAGTTGTCTTGGGTTTCTTCTGAGCGTTTTCATAAGATGCCCGCTTCCTTGAAGCTGAAATAGCCGGGTCGGGATTCGGCCGGCGTTCCGACAATCACATGATCAAGAATGCTCACCTGTAGGATGCCTGCCGCCTCGGAGAGCCGCCGGGTGAGACGGGTGTCGGCCTCGCTCGGGGACGGGTCCCCGCTCGGGTGATTGTGCATCACAAGGATCCCGTAGGCTCCGATGGCGACCGCCGGGCGAAAAATCTCCCGCGGGTGGGCGGTGCATTCGTTCATCGTGCCGATGCTGACCATCGTGTGGCCCATCGCGACGTAGCGGGTGTTGAGCATGATCGCCACGAGCATCTCCTTTTCGGGGTCATGCCAGGGGGCTTTCGTGATCTTCTCCCGCCAGTAGGTCAGCGCCTCCACGGGTGCATCCACCTTGAGCGAACCGGGGCATTCGTTGAGCCGCTGGACCCGGACCTCGTAGGTCGAGAACTTGTAGCGCGGGCTCATGTTTGTGCCTCCAGCCGACCGGCCAGCGCGGCGACCGCTACCGCCCCTTTGCGATAGACGGTCACCGCGATCAGTTGCTCTCCACACCAGACAGCCCAATAGCGGTTGTAGCGGCAAATGCGGATCATGGTCGCTCCTCCTCGATGTTCAGATGGCCCGGGCCGTTGCCCTCGGGATCGCAGTCCACCCACACGGTCAATCGGGCACTTCCCCGCCGGAGCGTCAGCCCGAAAGATGTGCCGTCCTCCGTGTGGCAGACGCCCTCGACGGCGAACCCGACGAGCCGTTTGGCCTGTTTGATTTCGGCCTCAACGGCGGTCATTTCCATTCCTCCCGGCGGATCCTCGTTTTGACGGTATTGACCGAGAGCCGGAATTCCTCAGCGGTTTGCTTCGGGCTCCGGCACTTGGCGTAGAACCTCTTCACTGCCTTCCAGTCGGTTCCCTTCGCGGGCCAGCTTTCCGGCTTCTCGGGACCATTGTCGAGGTTGTGTTCCTCAACCGGGTGCTGGTTGTGCTGCTCGAAGGCATCGAACCTGGCGACTTTCTTGGGGTTCGCTTCGGCGGTCGCCACCGTGGCTCCCGTCAGAACCGGTTCTCCTTTCATGATCGCCTCGACGATTTCACGGATCAGCGGCACCGGGATCTCGGTGATGGTGAAAACCGTGCCGTTCAATCCCGGCCGTCCGATCTGATCCTTGAGGAACTTGATCGCAGCCCCACGCGTCCGGCCTTGGAACCGGCCTTCGAACAATGGTTCGCCCTTCTCCTCACAGACGATGTAGTAGAGCTTGTCCATGTCAGTTGCCCTCCTTGCCGATGGTGATGGTGAGTTTGTCGGCATCGCCTGCGAACCATTTCTGGACGTAGATGGTGCCGATGACCGGCGGTTTACCGGGAGGGACTTCCTCCTCGAACCGGACGGTGTTTTTAGTGTCCCGCAATTTGCGGAATACGATGGTTGTGTTTTCGCTCATGGCGTTGTGTTCTCCAATGCTGGCTGGTTGTGGTGGACCGCGCCGGTCGCCAGCAGAGCCGGTTCGGTCGTGGTGAAAGTCTGGTTCATGAGCGGAATGCCCTCCGGATGTCGCCCCGCGCTTGCTGGGCGTTGTCATAGATGTCGGCCAGTGCCCGGAGTTCCTGTCGGCGCTGGCGGGCGGTGATACGCTCTCCGCTTTGCAGTCGGCATGCCCCGACTGCTTCCGTCGCGATGCTCGGACGGTAGCCGCCCTTGGCGTTGATCAGTGCCTCGAAGCTATCGAAGCCGGTGTGCCGTCGGGTTAGTTCGTCGTGTCTGGCTATCCCCTTCATGTCCAGACTCTGCCTAAGTGCCAAGGCACGTCTATGGCTAAGTGGAGCTAATGAAAAATAGTCTGAAAGCCTTTAACTTGGCACGGTGCCTGCCTTAACAGGTTTCGTGCCAAGTGCCGCATCCATCGCGCTTGGCACGATAATAGAGTGCCGCAAATCGCAGATGTTGGCATGGCACTTGTGAGTCAGGCTCCATGCCAACTTGGGCTCTTTCAGACTTTTTTTATCTAAGGTCACTTAGCTATGGACGCACCATTGGTGCCATGCAGAGTCTGGACATGAAAGAGACAACCAGACCTGAGAATACCGCCACCGAGATCGCCTATCGCATCCCGAGTGGAGAATGGAAACGCAAGACGTTTCTCAACGCGAAGAATGCCGAGGCATTCATAGAACGGCTCATCGAGAACGCCGCGGAAATCCGCTGGAGGGATGCCCGATGAACCACGACGCCATTCTCGATAAAGTTCGCAAGCTCCTCCGCCTGGCCGATCTTTCCCGTGGAGCCACTGAAAACGAGGCGAAGGTCGCGCTGGCCAAGGCGCACGAGATTATGACCCGCTACAACATCGACTCGGCCATGCTCCGCATGGAACGCGAGGCAGCGGAAGGCGGTGCCGGATTCACGGTCAACAGCAGCAAGGTCGATCTCCCGAAGACGCTCAACCCAGCAGACCTGCTGATCCTCTCCCTGCTCCAGAGCCATTTCAATGTCCGGGTCATCCTGCTCCATGGCTTGAAGCAGACGCCGGTGGACATCATCGGAACACCGACGGATGTCGAATATGCGGTCTTCGTGCTCCACTTCCTGCGCGAAACGTTCTTCCGCTCTTGGAACGAGTTCAAGCGGACCACGGCCAACCCGGACCGGAAGTCCTACTACCGGGGGCTGCACGACGGACTCAAAGCAGAACTCAATGCGGCGAAGAAACGGGCAGAGAATGCCTACACCGCTGACCAGCGCGGAAAATACGAGATCATGATCGTGGACGACAAAGCGATCATCGAACGCCACGTCGCTGAGAAATACGGAAAGCTCCGCAACCACCGTCAGCAGAACCGGCGGGTCAATTCCGAGAGCTATGTCGCCGGAAAAGCCAAGGGCGCAACGATCCGCATCAACCGACCGCTTGCCAACGCATGACCATCTTCTCCCCGGTCATGACGGCCGGGGCGCTGAAACCAAACCAAAAGGACAAACCATGAGCACAAAAATGACAGACACCACCCCGGCGACTCCCAAGCCGACCGGGATCAAGAAACTCAACCTCGGCGGGATCGCCCAGAAGTCGGAGAAGTCCGGCAAGGAATACCCGGTTCTGCCCGACCCGGATGGCCAGATCGCCCAACTGGTCGAGGCGATCACCGATCACAGCCGGCAGGTCGAGGCACTCGAAGGGGCGCTGAACGTCGAGAAGGCGGAACTGACCGCCTTGGCCAAGCAGTTCTACTTCGACGCCTGCCGGGGCAAGACGGCAATTCCGTCGAGCGTGAGCGCGAGGGCTGGTTCAACCGAGGTGCTCGTCACCTTCCAGAACCGCTACAAAGCCACCAACGATGACGAGGCGATCAGCCGACTCCTCGGCGATGCCGCCGCGCAATACTTCCGCCAGTCGTTTGAACTGCGGATCAACGGCGATGAAATCCCGGAGGCTGAAGCTGAATCCCTGATTGGAGAATTGCAGGAGTTGTTCGCCCGCCACAACGCAGGTGCCGCCCTGAGCGCCAAGGCGATCATCAAACCGACCAAGGAATTCCACACCGCCCGGCATGCGGCGTTCGCTCCCGATCAAAACCTCGCCATCGACAAGATTGTCCCGGTCATTGCGATGGTGAAAACCAAACTCGGGAAGGGTGGGGAATAAAGTGCAGGTCGTGCCAATCACGTTCCCGGCGAGGCCGGTGAACGGCGGGGGTCTGGAGCTGGCACCACCCAAGCGCGGCGAGTGGAGTGCCGAGCCGAAGCTCAACGGTTGGCGGGTGCTGGTTCACGCCCCGACCATGACGGCGTTCAACCGGCACGGCGGATGGCTTTCGATTGCCGGAGAGTTCGCCGCCGGCCTCCGCACATTGCGGGGCATCGGTGAATGCCACGAGATCGACTGGTTTGACTGCGAAGGTTTGGAACGGCGGCATGGGATTGGCCGCGGCACCCTTATGGTGCTGGATGCCGTGATCCCTGGTGCCTATCGTGACCGGCGGCCCCACCTCGTGACCGCGATTGGAGAACCGCTTCCCATCGACATCCAGCCCCCGCATGAAAGCGTCTCGCTCGTGCCGTCGTTCCCGATGGCCGGGGCCGCCGACATCTACGCCCGGTTGCGGAAGTTGAACCAACTCTGGCGAGCACCATTCTACGAGGGAGTAGTGATGAAACGCACAGACAGCAGCTATCCAATCCAACTCAGGAGTCCCCATGCGAACTACCCTCTCTGGCAAAAGCACCGGTTCCTGAACTGAGCGCCAACCATCCGATTGAGACTCAGGTGAGGTCCAGCGGGCGGAAGTATCCGATGATCGAGCGGTGGCTCCGAACGCAGATCTGGATGTGAGTGTGTCTCTGAAATCCGGCGTTCGGGTAGAGCCTCTCGCCTTCAAAGAAAGCCGCACGAACGGAATCGAAAGTCTTCTGGCCCGCCTCGGCCCTGAGAAGGTGCGCGTAGTTGATCACCGCGCAATCGAGATGCCTGATGACCGGCTTGCCATCGACTTCCCTGTTCTCCAGCGGCTTGGCCCCTGCTTCCGCATAGGCCTCGACAAGGCGTTCGTATGCGCTGCCGACGATCCGGATCGATTCGGCTTCCAACAAGTCGAGACAATTTCCCAGATCGATGATCGCACCGATCACGAATGGCTTGCGGATTCGTGCCGAGGAGATGGAGTTCGCCATTGCCGCTTCAGCCCATTCCAAGGCTCGCGCGGCACTGTTCTCCCAGAAGTAGATGCCCGAGCCCAGCCAGTCGTAGTCATTCTCGCTTGCCCGCAGGTGCTTGGCCCCTGACAAAATATCCTCGCCAACCGTGCGATCACACCCGTGATACCCGAGGACGAATGCGGGGGCTCGCATCAGCTGTAGCGTTTCGTCGGCCTGCCGCCCTTGGTGATGAAACCGTGTTTCACCAGGAACGCTTTCGCGCTTTCCTTGGTGCGGGTGATCTTGGCTGCAACGCGATCCATGGCCTCGATTTCCTGATCCACTTCTTTCCTGGTTCGAACTGCAATCACGGTGCTCATTGAATGAAGCAATTACCCTTTGGTGGGGGACAGTTCAAGCCGAATGTTCGCATCGTGATCGCCGCAGAAATTCCGAACCCGCTCAATCCAGTCGGCCTCCAACTGCCGCTCGGTCAGACGCACAACCCGCCAGCCGGACAAGGTCGCTTCCAGATATTTTTCGGCGTCCAGCACAAAACCGCTGCCCCGATTGTGTCGGCCGCCAACCCAGGTGCCGCCCTCGACCTCGATCAGCGTTCGGGAGGGCAGATGCGCGAAATCCGCCCGCCATTTCCGCTTCGGATGAAACCGGTATTCTCGCTCCAGCGGAGGTCCGTCGAGACACCGCCAGAGAAAGAGAAACTTCGATTCGAGCTTGGACGCCGCCATGCCAGCGGCGGACTGTCAACGCTTTTTCCGCGTTTTGCGGGCTCACTTTTCTCCAGCGAGTCTGGCATTCAGCGGCTTTTTCTCCTCGTTCCAACTCCGCCCCTTTGTTCGGCTCATTCCTGTCCAGCAAGCGTTCCAAATTTCCCACTTTTCCCATGCTTTTCGGCCATTTCCTATGGTGGACTCCATCATTTATGTGGGAAGTCGTTTTTTTTGATTCGCATAGAAACTGAACGATCATCGCAACGCCCCTGCCTTGGGTAGTCTTTGCGAATAGATTCCTTGGAATAGTGCGCGCCGAATACCACGGCCGCGCCGGATTGAACGGCGAGCTGCTCGATCTCGTTGCAGAGCGACGCGATGTCTCCGGCCTTGTTTTCGTCCCGTTTCCCCAGCCCCTTGTAAACCGGGTCGAGGACGATCAGCGCGTAACGGCATTCCTTGATCCGTGCCAGGATCTTCGGGATCAGCACTGAGAAATCCGTGGCGAACCCTCGCAGGTTCCAGAGGTCGCACCCGGAGAAGTCGGTGATCCCTTTCGCCGCCGCGATGGCCGACAATCGATGCTGGAAGGCGAACTCAGGAAGCTCGAAGTTGATGTAGAGCACTCGCCCCTGCTGGGTCGTGAATCCCCACCACAGGCCCCCCGTGCTCACGGAAAGTGTCATGTCGATCAGCGTCCACGATTTGCGGGACTTGCTCGCCCCGCCCACGATCATCTTGCAGCCCTGGTGCAGCACACCCTTGATGAGTTGGGGTGGCTCGGGACGTGGCGTTCCCATGAACTCGGCAGCCGAGACGATCTTCGGCAATCCATCCGGCGAGTTCGCGCTCTCCCATTCCACCCACGACTTCGCGCCGATATTGACCGCAAGAAGCTGCTGACGGCGTTTCTCGCCATCCACCGTGCGCCAGCCGTCCGGGCACCGGGACAGCCGGGACGGATTCTTGTTCTGCTTGTCGAGGCTCAGGCCTTCGAGCCAATCCCAGATGATGTCCACACGCCGCCGATATTCGCCGGCATCTGGTGCATCCACCCGGACCCACGCATGAATGGATTTGTTCCCGGAGTCGATCACGGCGGAGACCGGGAGCCCGCTGGAAACGATGGAACCAAACTGCATATCCTTCGGGATCGGCTCACCTTTGTCGTTGCGGTCGAACTCGACCAGGACATGGCGGAAAGCCGTCACGTCATCGTTTTTCGCCCCGCCTTCGCACATCGGGTTGAGTCGGATGAAGAGGCCGAGCTTCGTCGAGAAACACCGCTCGATGCCGCCCTTGGTATCAACCCGCTTGCGCCACTCGGCGACGGTCAGGGTGACACCACGTTTCGGAACGATGTTTCCCTCGTCGTCCTCGGTCGCCGGGGCGATGGCAACGAACTCCTCGGGTCGGAAACACACTTCGAGCAACCGCAGAAATCCACCATCAACCGCCGATGGAAGCGGCAATGGTTCTGGGGTAAATCGCGGGCCGGGGACGGGCGGAGCATGGTGAGGGGGCGCGGATACCGGACGAGGACGCGCGGGGACGCCGCCGGGTTGAACCGGCTGGCGTGGAGTGTGGGCAAATGCCGAGCGAATCGCCGTGCGTGCTTCGGCTTCCCCCAGCCCATCCGACACGGCCCGCACAATCAATTGCGACTCGGCTTCATCGGATGAAATTCCGGCATCACGAAACTGGCAGGCCGCATCGAAAAGCTCGGCATTGCGTGTTCCTTCCGACGCACCGCGTTCGAGGTAGTCGAGGGTTCGTTTGGGCAGAGCGGGTCGCAGCCCGACGGATCGGTATCGCATGTTTCCCTGCCGTTACGCGGTCGCCCGCCCGAACTTCTCCGAAAGAAACTCCGTGGCCTCGTCGAACGTCGCCAACTCCGGATGTGGATGCCCCATCTTTTGCAGCCAGCGGACCTGCTTGGCCGTGGCCAGCCCGAGCTCGCGCCGCAGGAACAGCTTGTCGATGATTGACGAGGCCTGCCCCTTGCACCGGACGCTCGTCGGATCAATGCCCCACCGGGCGAGAATGTCACCCTGCTTCGGCGAGACCGGATCCCCGTGCCAGCCCATCGTCGGCACGAAATCGGCGATGTCCGGGTCGGCAATCCCGACAGCGAACTCGAGCGCATCGAAGATCCGGCTGCTTCGTTTCGCATTGAGTCGGAGTCGTTCCTGAAGACGCCGGGTCCGATCGGCAACGACTGCCGCCTGGGCCTCCTCAAGATCACCTTCGCCTCCAAGCGCGTCGGTGATCTCGTCGGCCTCCTCCGCGTCCTGGGCGATCAGGCTGGCCGGTTTGACGAGGTTGTGCTCCTCGGTCAGCCAGAGAAAATCCAGCACGAGCAGATGATCCTTTCCCGGCCAAATCCGTGTGCCTCGCCCGATGATCTGAGAATAGAGACTCCTGACTTTGGTCGGTCGCAGGCATACGACGCAATCAATGCTCGGCTCGTCGTAACCTTCCGTGAGCAGCATGGCGTTGCTGACCAGCGTGGTGTCGCCCCGGTTGAACCGGGCGAGACAGGCCGCGCGTTCGGTGCTCTGCCCATCAATGTGTTCGGCGGCGATCCCCCGTTCCCGGCACATGGCCGCGAACTGCTGGGAAAGCCGGATCAACGGCAGGAAGACGAGTGTCTTCCGGTGCCGGTGCTCGACCATCACATCGGCGATCCGTTCGAGGTATGGCTCGATGGCGTGCCCGAGATCGTCGGCATTGAAATCGCCTGCCGTGGTCCGCACCCCGCGAAGATCGAGCGAGAGAGGCACGGTCTTCACCCGGATCGGCGAAAGCCAGTTTTGCTTGATCAGATCGAGAAGCGTCACCTCGTAGGCGATGTTCTGGTAGTAACGCCCGAGGTTTTTCTTGTCGCCCCGGTCCGGGGTCGCCGTCACGCCGAGGACGAACGCGTTCTCATCGAAATACCGCAGGGTGTTGAGATAGCTGTCGGCCAGCGAATGATGCGCCTCGTCGACCACGAGCAACCCAAAATGATCCCGCGGCCACCGCGACCGACGCGACTCGCGCAGGAGCGTCTGGATGCTCGCCACGACGACCGGCGCGGTCAGGCTCGCGCGCTGGTCCGCCATCTCGATCTCCGCCTCAAGCCCGGTTGCTTTGCGGATCTTGTCCACAGCCTGCTGGATCAGCTCCTCGCGATGGGCGAGCACAAGCGTCCGGCGCGGCTGATAATGTTGGGCGAGCGACGCGAATAGGATGGTTTTTCCCGCCCCCGTTGGCTTCACCGCGAGTTGCTTGTCGTATTCAGCGAACCCGCGCGTGATCGCCTCCTGGGCTTGAATCTGGTAGGGGCGGAGCGCGATCCGGTTTTCAGAAAGGTTGGTTGTCATCGCGCCCTCCTTTCGAGATTTCCTGTGTCAGCCAGGCGGCGACCTTGTTGCGTTTGCGACCGTTGTATTCCTCGACGATGAGGCGGGCACGTCCGGTGCGCCCGAGCAGATCGTCGCACTCGATGTTGACCTCCTCGTCGGGCACGACCGACTCGCCGGTCGATGCGCGGAACGCGTCGATCTTCCAGAACGCATTCGGCGTGAACACGAGGTTGTCGAAGCAGATCGCGCCGGATGGCTCGATCTTGAGCTTCAATTCGATGAGGTCGTTGCCCTGCTTGGAGACCGACTCATCGGCGTTCAGGATTTCGACGGTGTAGTCTCCCGCTGGAACGAAGTCCGGGCGGCTGGTTGGTTCGGATGATTTGTAGCTTGGCATGGTAGTTTAGATGTCTTTGGTTTGGCGCAGCGAGAGGCTCGCTTTGCCGTGTTTCACGAATTCCTCCGGGAACTGCTTCGAAGGCTGTTTCTCCGCCCAGATTTCCCGGAATTTCTTGGCCCCGAGGCTTCCGTAGGCGGCGAGCACCGCTCCGAACCCAAGGTCTGTGATGTGGTGGCCGACCGTGATGTGATCGACGAACTCCGGCCCGCGACGGGTGACAAGCTTCCAACCGGGGATCTCCGCGCCGGATTGAAGCCGTTCCTTTGCGGCCGCCTCGGCCTGCTCACGAAAGTTGTCGAGGATCGAGCACGCGGTCAGGAAGCGACCGAGTTTCCCGTTGTCCGCGAGCACAGTTGCGAAATCGAAGCCCGGCTGGGAGACGGCCAGTGCTTTGTCGGCAACGGCCAACCGCGCCTCGCAGGTTTGCTCTTTCGCGCACCAGCCGCAGTATTCGCACAGCGCCGGACGTTTCGCGGGATCTTCGAACCGCGACACGACATCGGCCACGATCCGCTTGGCTTCTTCGAAAGTGAACCGATGGGTGACGATCTCCTTCTGGTCACAGAACAACAGGTGCGCGGTCCACTCGGAGGCGAAATGCTGTTCCATCAACCCGAGTGCATAGGCCGCCATCTGCTCCCGGTAATTCCGCTTCTGGCCGGTCTTCAGGTCGGCGTGGGCGAGTTTTTCAGGGATCAATGCATCGGCGGTGCCGGGACTTTTGAAGCCCGGGATCTCGACCCGGCAATCCTGCTCACGCGTGATGACTTCGTTCCCGCCCGCCAATGCCTGGAGCGTTGTAACCGCCCAATCGACGGCGGCAATGTCCGCGTCGGTCGGCTGATAGAACATATCTGCTTGATCGGGCGTTCCGGCCATCCGGCTCCGGAAGATCGAGTCGAGTGCCGATCCCCGCTCCGCCGCCGGCCCCGGATTCGGGTTGGATTCGTAGCAGGGGCATTCGGCCAGCTTGGGAAGATTGGATGGGCGCAGGCTCATGCCACACCTCCCGCCTTGAACTCCGCGACGGACTGCATGAACCGTTCGGGAGCGGAAAGGACACGCAAGGCATACTCCTCCGGGATGTCCGTCCAGGTGCCGTCTGCCTTGAGCTGGCTGCGGGCGACCAAAAACGCCTTCACCGATTCTTCATGTCCGTTGAACAGATCGGCGAGTCGGTCGGCAGTCGATTTCGCCGGGGCGGCAACAGCCTGGGCCGGGGCCACTCCGAACACACGGGCGATGGATTCAAAAGCGAACGGCAGACGTTCGTCGAGCCCGTGCCGATTTTTCGCGTCGTAGGCCGCCGCATGTGTGGTGCAGAGGATTCGTTCGCGTCCGCCGACACCGCGTTTACGGCCGCTTTCGGACTCCGCGACTTTGGTGACGTAGTTGGCGAACAGGATCAGGTCCGCCCACTCTTTGAGCAGGGGCCCGACCTGCTTGGTCAGCTTCAGCTCATAACGGTCGTAGCTGCCGGCCTGATCCGGCGACTCGAATTTCCGCACCGTCGAATGCGCGAGCAGAACGACGTGCATCCCACGGCGGATCAGCGCATCGAGCGATGCCAGGAACTTGGCGAACTCCTCGGCCAGCAGGGTGTAGCCCTTTCCATAGCCGAAATCCTCGATGGATTCCTTGTTGGCCTTCCGGCAGATGTGCTCGGCAAGACGTTTCTCCAACCAGTCTGCCGTGTCGATGACCAGCGTCTTGAAACCGTGCTCGCCCGTCGCAAGCTGGGCAACGGCGGCGGTGACGTCGTCCCAGGTCGAAACCTCCGGGAACCGCACCACATCGAGATGATGGGTGCCTCCCTCGGTGTCGAGAAAGACGGGATCAGGGAACTGGCTGGCGAGCGTCGATTTCCCGACACCCTCCGGCCCGTAAGTAACTGCCTTTTGTGGCCGGGCAACTCGGCCCGATACGACATTCAGAGTTGTCATTTTACATTCCTCCTTCCGAGGGGGCGCGGTGAATGCGGAATCGGCGCTCCCCGATTTGCCTGGTGATGAATCCATGGAAGATGCAGGCGAGGGTCCGGCCAATGGACGTTGACCCGTCGATGGAGCAGGACCGGCGGTCAGTCTCCAAGCGGAAGGAGGCTTCCAACCGGAAGAGCGAACGCCCGAATACGGATTCTGTTGCCAGAGCCGCCAGGAACAGCGAATCGGCGACTTCCTGCATCGAGACTCCATGGCGGAACGAGTAGATGTATTTTTTCTTCATGATGGTGGTGTTTGGGCCGCTTTGTTGTTGATCGCGGTAAGTGCCCAAACGGGATCGCCAGAAAAAATGTCCCGGATTTTTCAGAGAATTTTTGCGCCCTCCAGAAACCCGCGTATGAACGCATGGCCGCCGCCATCTGTTTTCGGGAGAGATTCAGCTCCCGGCCCGCGGCGACAACATTCCCCCCATGCCTCATGAGGGCCGAAATGATCGGCGCGTATTTGCGCGGCATCCGCGCAATCGCATCCGCCAGGTCGATCCGCAGATCTCGCATGCGCGACTCATCGGCTTTCCGCATTCCGAAGCGGTCGAGCAACGAGTGGCAGTCCACGACATCCTCCATCGAGGTCTGATCGCATGAACCGGCTTCCGGTTCTGGCGGTTCGTTCAGCGACCATGCGTTTTTTCTCACATCCCGGCAGCCAGCCGTGCGCTCGCTGATCAGGTCGCGGATGTAGTTCTTCACGATGCACCGGATGAATGCGGGCTGTTCGTGACCGGGGATTGTGTGGCTGGCCATCCGCCGCCGGACGTGCAAGTGCAGGTCCTGCTGCAGATCGTGGAAGTCGGCCTCGGTAAATGCGTATGTCCCGATGAGATTTCGGGCTTCGCTATTGATGACTTTGACGGTGAATGGATCGAGTTGGTCGTATCGGTTTTGCCTGTTCAAGGGTTCCTTTCCCCGACCGGGAAAGGAGAGGCGCTGCCGACATCACAGACGGACCGCTACACGACCGCTGGAATGCAAAAGCGGAGGCGCTGCTGTATCGCTTTCGGCGATACCGGCAACAACCTCCGCTTTGCGGTCGGTCTTACTGGTTTGTTTGTGTCGGGAGTTTGTTTCTGTGGATCTCAGGAACTCCCGACGGGTTCCCGGTCCCAGCTCAGGGGCATGCTGTGGGCCACCTTGATGGTGACCGCCCAATCGCCCCGAAGTTCTTCGATGTCCCTGCGGAAATCCTGCAGGGCGTCAAAAAGATTGATCGATCCGGACTGCGGATCATGCGGTGCAGACGAGCGAGGCTTGCGCGTGTATCGCTTGCGGGGGAGGGATTCCTCCCGGATTCGTCCATTGCAGATCAGCAAGCCGCCAATGGTCCCGAACTTCATTTCCCGAATGTCATTTTCGAGCCCGGCAATCGCCTTGTCGTTTTTGTTGTTCATAAAAAGAGAGTTATTCGCGTTGTTTCGCCTTTGTTCGCCACTCGTGCGAACGATCCGGGCAATAAAAAGCACTGCACTTCAGAACAAAGCATGCTCCGAAGTTTTGTTCCGTCCTTTGGCGAGGTATTCGTCCACTGCGATTGTGGCCATTGTCCGGCTCACGTTGAAGACGTCTGCCACCTCGTTGATCGTGCCGTAATAGGGCGAGCTTGGTTTCTGCAACTTGGAGAAAAAGCGGTCTGGGCAATAGCAATGCCGCCATGAATTTGTTCGCCTGAATTTCCCACCACTTCGACTTCGCGGGCATGTAGATATCCGAATTCCTGCACACGATGGCAGACCGGTCACTGCGCTCCAGATCGCCGAAGAGGAGTCCCTGGTTCCGGTCGAAGAGCAGTTTTTCCACAAACAGGCCCTCGTGCAAAACGGCATGGCCGATTTCGTGTGCGAGGGTGGAACGAACCCGCCGCACGCCTGTCGGCGTGCTGTCTTCCACCAACGTGGCGTTGATCTCGATCCGGTCAAAACCTTTGTAGGTGAAGGAAGCGCGGCCCATGACATCCGCATCCAGTGCTTGGTAGTCCTCCGGGAAGCCCCATTTGCGGTCGCAGAATTTCTCGATGTCAACAGGGCCTGGAGATCCCGGCAGCAGGGAGCAGCGGGTCAGTTCCTCCACAGCGAAGCGCTGGATGCGCTTCTCCGGGATGAACTCCTGCCGCAGAAATGGACCGGTTTCTTTAGTCTTGTTGATGCGGTTTTTCATCGGGGGTTCCTTCGACTCGGTTGGCAAATTCATCGGGTGTGAGATTTTGGCTGCGGATCGCTTCCACGGCGCGACGGAAGGCGAATCCAAATTGCGAGTTGCGCTCAACCAAGTCTTGGATGTCCCGGCTTGGTGGACGCTGGTCGTAGCTGCGCAGGTCATCCTCCGTGGTGCCGAGGACCTGGGCCAGTTTGGCCAGCATTTCCTCCGATGGAAAACGCCGGCCATTTTCGAGGTCGGAGAGGAAGGCCGGGGATGTCGGGTTGGCGGTGGTGCCAAGTTTGTCGCCGAAATCCCGAAGCGACAAGTCACGCTCCTGCCGGAGTTCGCGGATTCGTTGACCAAGGGTTTTTCTCATAGCTATTCGCAAGTGTTCGCGCAATCTGGCGAACATCCGCGAAACCGTCAAGCGAGAAATTGTGTCGGGATCAGAAAAATCTCTGTCCGCGGCACGGATCTCGCCAGCCGTGTCACCACGGGTGTCTGCACAACGGACCAGAGCGATTCGATCTTCGGTTACCCTGCAAAGACATTCGACCGGTGCCAGGCGAGATGGGCTTTCGCTGGGCGGAGGATAACGCCGTCGAGAAATGTGAGCGGCTTGTCATCGCGGGCCTTGAGCCATTCGACCTCGGGTCCCCATTCTGTGAAGACTTCCCGCGCCACCCGGACGCGGTGTGTGTCGGTCACGGTCCATAGTCCTTCGTCGAACATCCAGTGCGCATCGCGAGACAGCGCGAGCCCGTTTTCCGGGCTGTCGTTCCGAGATTGTGAGAACCGGTGAATATGCGCCGCCTCGACAAGCGTTGCTCCTTTACTCGTGTGGATCCCGTATCCTGTCAGTCCGCAGGTGAACCGGTATTGCGTGACCACGATCACCCGGAACCTGGCATCCCGGCCCTTCGATTGGTAGTCCGCCGGGTCTTCCTGCATCCGATACCCGAGTTGCCGGATTTTCGATGGGGTGAAGCCAAGGGCCGTGTAGAGCGCGGCTTGTTCGAGTTCTGGAAACCACGTCTCGACAAGAATCCGTCGAGCCAAATCCCGCCACTCGCGGTCCAATAACGCGGACAGAAATCCGGCATCCAGTTCGACCGATGCTGTGCTCTCCGGACTCTCCGCCCGCTGGCCCGTCTTCGTCTTGGGAATCCAGAATCCCTGAGAACTCAGATGGTAGAATGGCAGATCCAGATTCGGCTTCCCACCCCACCGGGGATCGACGATCCGCCAATACGAATCAAACCGGAGCCGCAACTCTGGCGACTTCCTGAGAACCTGACCAGAAATCTCCCCAGCGTCTGTGAGGTCGATCAAGCAGAGCAGGAGCAGCGGCTTGTGCGGCGCAAATCGCGCATTGCCGGCACCCTTCGCCTTGCTGACGTTCGGGTTCAGCTTGCGGAGCCTGGCTGTCCAGACTTCTTTAGCACCCAAATACTGAAAACTCCTGACCATGCGCGTTACTCAGATACAGTTGTAAGCCTTTCTGGGCCAGAAAACTTCGGATTGCTCATTTAAAACAACCGAGATGAGTGTTCCGTTCTGCCTTTTCCGCGCTCGTAGAACACGACAAGCCATCAAGTCATGCGCAGCAATGTTTGGATGGGTGTGGCGAGGGAAAAGGATTTCAACGGAACCGTAGGACGCAGTGAAGTTCACAGCCAAGTAGGCGGCACTGGAGGTAACGGTGGCGTCACCGGGGACGACTGCATCTACAACAGACAAGTTCGGGTCTTGCAGGAGTTGCGGCACGATTACCTGCCAATATTCCTCACAGTTCGGCTTGCAGGGGCAGAACGAACAGGTTTCGCGCTCTGGCAAGGCTGCCACTTTCCCTGAACGCAGCATATCAGAGGCCGCTGTGGCCATGTAGGCGTATCGAACGAGAATCGCCTCGCATTCGTCTTGATTCGGAACAGGGACTTCGACGGATACGCCCGAGCCTGTGTAGTAGACTTTTGCCCTCCTCGGAGGGTGGCCAAACTTTTTGCGAATAAGCGCACAGTAAAAAATGACCTGCTCCTGGTGCCAATCGTGCACCGCGCCAGATTTGAAATCCATGAGGACGCCATCAATGTAGTAGTCCAGTCGGCCACAGAGCGCCACTTCCGTCACCTCCACCCACTTCTCAACTCCATTTGCCACCGCAGCGCCCCTCGGATGGCATGTTCGTTCAACGGTGGGGTCCGCGGAAACTCGCCTCCTGAAAGTGTATTCAGCCCCGCCTTCCGCGCGAATAATCTCAAGGGCCTTGATGAAACTAAACAAAATGTCCTGGATGGAACTTTTTTGGACGAGAGTTTTAACAGACGCGCTGTCCTCCGGGTGCTGCTCAGGATAGTTCGCTATGAGTTGCAGTAACGCTCTCCGTTGTCGAAAAGGTTCGGCCGGGTCGCGTTCAAAGTAGGATTGAATGAGTTGGTGCAGCAAATCCCCCTCAACTGAGGCAACGGTAAAAGTCCGTTTTTTCTGGGTTGAGCTGTCATTGGACAGTTCCCACCTCAAGGGACAGAGGTTAAAGCTACGGATGCTGGAAAACGACCACCGTTTCGGCGGTGTTATTGCGACAATAGGGCCTGGTCCACAGTCATTCATTCTCCCAGATGTTTTTTCACCTTGAGGAAGGAAGACGGCAGGTTCCGTGTGAGGAAAAATTCATTCAGCGGGCAAATCGCCGTAGTCGAACCATCCAGGTCATCAACCAGGCCACTCAGATGGTTTGGGGCAACCAGGCCGTGAGTAACGTAGATTCCGACATCGCGATGCTGCCCGCGGGCCACAAGTGGAACCTTGACCCCATCAATCAGGCCGTCGAACTCAACCACAATTCCATCGAACGTCAGCATGTCAGCAAGGCCCTTCAACAATGCCTTCTGTTTCGCTGGAGCAGGATTTTTGATTTTGGTGCCGTCGAGCAAGAATTTCAAAAGGTCAGTCGCCAAGCGGCGATCAAGCCCTGCGTGGTAATATTGATTGTGGTAGTGCCGCAGGCACTTGTGGCACGAACGGTCACAGCCGGTTCCCTGGGCATCGCTGCATTTAAGAATCGCGAAGGCATGTTTGCGCAAAACGACATCAAACGCATCGGCCAGTTGCTGGGAGTAACCCGCGCCACCCGACAGGGTGTCGAACATGTAGAGTTCCGCAACGAACGGCGCATCTCCAGTGGCTTTCTGAATCCGGTAGCCAGCGCTGAACTCCGAGTAGTCAACGTCGAAGTGCTTAGCGGCCGCGAGCGTCATGGTTTCGGCGATAGTCTGTAAAGCACTTTGGAGCGCCAAAAAATCCGCGCTTTGTCCATGAGGCACCTGGCAGAGCGGCGCCGTGATGTTGGCCCGAATAATTGAAAGGTCAGTGCTGAAACGATGACCCAAGAATACATTTTCGATTGAGCCGCGACATTTCCTGCGCCCTGGCGAGCGTCCCGGTTGTTCTTGAACATAGAATGGGGTGTCGTGGGTTGAAAATATTTTCCCGTTTCCGACGACATTCGATAGGCCGCATTCGCGGCAGACACTGAAGCCCAGTTGTTCGTCCGGGTTGCCTTTATTGACGACCACCAGTTCAGCCTGCTCCCTTCGGTGAATGGTCATACTCCCAGAAAGAGAGCCAACCTCTTCCATGCCCTCATCGGTTTGGTGTATCGGCACCGGAAACTGAGCTGGGGTGGCGCGAGTGATGTCCGGCTCCTCGTCAAGTTTTGCAATGGGAGCAGAACCCTCGGGCAGATAAATTTCCGGACTTATCATTTCCATCACGCGCAACTGCCCCACAGCACAGAGCGGGCAAGGAATATCAACGCGGAACGATGCGTCACCGGAGCCAACATCTTCGACATAGCAGCAACTCGCTTCACTGCAAAAGACGTATGGGCGCCGGTGCGGATTATCGAATAGCGCGCGCGCGCGATAGGCGTCTTTCGTGCTCGCATTGGCAACCACGGCCGCTGACAGGTATTCCTTTTTATCAATCGTGATTACCCGTCCGGGTGCATATTCGGTTAAAGCACGGGTGGCGCTCTGGGATGGGCGGTAAACAATACCGATCTTTTGCCCCGAGTTATCGGAAACCACATCCTCGACCTGAAACGCCGACAAATTGGTCGGGAATGCATAGCTGGGTAGGAGCGACTCATCCAACAAGAACTTCAGCAAATCGGATTTTTGGTCATCCGGGGTGAGTTCTTCTCTCGCAATTACGGCATTTGCCTTGGTCGTTAGTCCCTCAATCTGCGCACAGAAGTTCAGGCAAGTGTCTCGCGCCCATTTCTTCACATCAGCCACATCGCGCAGAGACCACACCCATTTTGCAATCGAGTCGGCAAGGCCCGCATCAAGACCGGCCTCAACCCATGAGATGAACGCCTCTTTTGAGATGTCGCCCTGGCTCGTGTAGAAATCCAAAAGACTCCCCAGGCTGCTGAGAATGTCCGCGCTCGCGTGCAAGTCGGCTCGTGTGCCAAAAAATTCCTGGAGGAGAAACGCATGGACATGGCGCCGTGCAATCTTTGGATTGTCACTCTTCACGATAAGTTCGCGGGGGCTGCCGGACGCGATGAGATGGACGTTTTGGAAATAGTAGTTGTCGTGAGGATTGCCTTGGCAATAGGTGACCACGGTCGAAATCGCTGAGCCTCTACGTCCGGCCCGGCCCGCGCGCTGCTGGTAGTTCTCCCGCTGTGGAGGAACGTTTCTCAATCCGACGGCCTCGAGTGAACCGATGTCGATACCTGCCTCCATGGTGGTGGTGCAACTCAGCACATCAATCGGTTTCTCATCCTTGCGCAGGATGTCCTGAAAGCGCAGTTCGTAATCTTCAATTACGGTCGTGCCACTGCTTGAGTCGTTATGAGTCAATTGCGCGGTGTGCTCCTCGGCACTCAAAAGCCTCGGCAGGTGAGTCCCGGCCAGAACATCGACGAGAGGCTGCCTCCAGAAGCCCTTGCGAGTCTGGATATATGGGTCTGTGGCAGGATCCACCTCTTCAATTTCGGAGCATCCGCATGACAC